ACTTTACCCTTACAAACTTTTGATGCATACATATTAGCATATGCGCTTGGATACACTTTAAATTTTCGCTTCGCTGCAGCTTTACCTTTTGGACAAAGTTTAGCCATTACTTTTTATCCTTTTTCTTTTTATCTTTTTTTTTATGAGCTTTTTTAGCTTGACCATATACCCCAGCTGCTCCAATGGCACCCGCTGTTCCAGCTCCAACTTTTTTAATTGTTTTTATTTGTTTATTTAATTTAATAGTATCAGGATCTTTTACAATTACTTTTGGTGAAGGGTCTGTTAAAAAATAAGACCCAGATGCTTTTTTATTTGCTTTTGCACCTTTTATAATAGCACCCATTCCTTTTGTAATTAATCCCATTATCTTTTCCTTGCTGTTTGTGCAGCTCTTCTAAAGTTTGCTGCAGTTGGTGCACCCTTTGCACCTTTCTTTTTCATTTTGCCACCACGTTTACGTTTGGCGTGAATGTTTGCGTATAGACCTGGTCTAGCCATATACAACCTCTATACATGCAGGACAACTTTTTCTATATCTTAAATGATTTGAACAATGCTCTGGTTTTACAACTTTTTGTAAAACTACAACTTCTTCTTTTTTAGGAGTGAATAAATTTTTTAGCCAAGTCCACATTATTTATCACCTTTTAAAAGTCCTTTATATTTTGTTTTAGGACTTTCCCCAGGTTCAATAGCATGTCTGCTTCCACCTTTAAATTGAAAAGCTCTTCCGGTATCAGTCATATTTTTTCTTTCTTTTTGACCTTGACGCATCATTTTTCTACCTTCTTTTACTTTTTCGTTCGCGCTATCTAAAGATTTAATTCTTTTATGATACTCATCACCTTTAGCCTTTTTAATACTGGCTTTCATTCCTTTTTTTCTAACAGTAACTGAAGGTTTTACAGATGTAATAGTTGGTCCAACTTTATTTTTACCTGTTAAAGCTTTACCGAAACCTTTTATAGCTGCGCCAATACCTTTTAATACGGCCATGTTATTACCTATTTATTTTTCCAGATTTTTTTGCTTTAGAACCAAACTTACCATAAGACTCATTTCTTGAATCTTTTAACTGTCTAGCAGTTCTAGGTTTTCTGATTCTCATAGCGATAGACTCATCTTTTCTATCTTTGTAGCCTTGTTGTTTTTTTCCAACTTTGCCACCGTCTTTATACATCTTGCCACCTTTCATACCCATGTCTGGTGTGTAGTATCCTGCCATCATATCTTTTCTAGCAGTAGACATTCCGCCACCCATTTTTTTCATACGACCACCTGATTTGTAACCCATTATTTTTTTAGCTACATCAGGTCTTTTCTTTGCTAGTTTGTTCATACCTTTTGATGGATATTTTCCACCAGCTTTTCCACCTTTAGCTAAAGCTTTTCTAGGCTGTGCTACTTGTGTGTTAAATCTTCTATTTGCCATTTTTATTTCCTCCGTTTCTAAAAATTTGCGTT